ACCCCTTCTTGGTTGCCAACGCGCAATAGCTGTTGTTGAAGGCCGGCAATAATTGCCTTTAGCGTTTCAATTTCTTCGATTAACTCGTTCACTCTTCTTTCTCCTGGTTAAAAACGGAGCGGGGGAGTCCCCGCTCCTGCCTTGCAGACCTAATTACTGGTCGGTCTGCTCGTCTTCTTCAGCAACTTCGCCTTCTTCAGCTTCAGCGTCGTAGCCTTCTGCATCCTCTTCGCCTTCTTCAGCGTCATCAAGTCCATATTCGGCTTCGATGCGCTCTGAGTAGATCTTGACGGTGTCTTTGTGGTTGATGCCGTCCACAAAGTCCTGCAAGCTCGCCATGTCGACGTCTTGAACGTCTGTTTCAAACGTGATTGTGACCTTCATCCCAAACTCCAAAAATTGTGCCGGATCGGCTTTATTAGGATCGCAGATGAATGTTGCAATCACATATCAGACGTGACATCTAGTTTGCGATAGTAGCGATCCGCCTCTTCCCAAGCTTTGCGCAGTTCATCTGACCATGCTAGGTCATGTTGGATCAGGAAGTCACTTAGTACTAACCCTAGTGTCTCTACAGGGTTGTAGTTGACCTTGATGGTGTTAGCAGAGGCGCTTGAACGTGGTCGCATGTCAGTCCTTTTTGGTGTCGGTGTGGAAGCCCTCGGGGCGTTTGCGAAGGAAGCACGGCTCGCACTTCCACCGAAACCCTTTGCCTGGGGCAAGCATCACTTTATAGGTGCCTGGCATGCGCATGCAAACCTGACACATTGGCGCGGCTTTGACGATATCCATTTATTGGACACCCTCTCGTTGCACAGGCGTCCAGCCAAACCGACGCCACGTCCTGGTCACGTCGGTAGCCGCGGCCGGGTAATAGACAAAGTCTGGATGACTCAAAGGGACTGTAGGGACTGCCTTGGAGTGATAGCGGATGACGGGGTAGTCCTCGTCGGTGCTGTCACTGGTGATGTCATCAAATAGGTTCATGTGTTACTCCTCGTTAGGTTATTTAACGTGTTCTAGTGATGCGTTAAAACGTACACCATTTTCTGTACATTTCTTCAAGCTTGATGATGTAGTGCCTGCACTTCTGGGAGTCGATCTCCCCGCGCACGCCCTGGCGCATCGAGTACTTAATGATGTTGCCTTTTAGAAAGCCAATGAACTCAGGCTTTGTGAGCGTGGCTTCAATGACGTCCCAAGGTGGGACTCCCATGTCCTTGTAGTGGTTGCCGCCGACTTGGTAATCGTCTGCCTTGATTGGCTCGCTGCTGACTACGGGGGCGACTTCGGGGGTGACAACTGGTTTCTTGCGCAAGACAACTTTCTTGGCCTTGGTCCGTGATGTCCTAATACTGATCAGCTTTTCCCTGACTAGTTCATTCCTGATCCGGTAAGCGCGGGGCAATGGAATCTGGAAGAGGGTGTGGATTTCTTGTGGTTTAAGAGTTGGGTTTTCCCTCCAATGGTCTTTGGCGGCAATACTGGAAGGCAGGCGTGGACGTGACTTGTACATTGAGTTACTCCTTGGTAGTTAGAACAAAGTTGACGAATTCTTGACCCAATTCGTCATAGGGTAGGGACTGGAATCTCTGGGCTATGTGGTTCGTCGCGCTGTTCCACGCGGCTGTCCACACTTCGTAGGACCATTCTCCGTCGACCTCGAAAGCGCGGGGCCCAATAAAATCCTGGAAGCTTTGCCACATCGGTGTCTCCACGGAGATCGGCCTTGAGGCGCTTATTGATTTGGTGGAGAATTTCGGCCTTCTTTTTTTTCTTCCACTCAGCAAGTTCTTGTTTAGCAAGTTCATATTGGAGAATTTTTTTACCTTGAGGGTCTGATCGGAATACTGCCGCTTGATAGGCGGTGTACAAGTGGTTGTAGGCGATGTTGTGTTCTGCCCAAATCGCTTTCCAGTTTTGCAACGACTCAATAGTTGAAACAGCTTCAAGCAAAATGTTCTGTAGGTCACCTTTGCGCTGCAGGTTGGCAAAGTGCTTTAGACGAAGCGTGACATCTGGTCTCATAAGCTTTCAGCGATCTCGTCTTCTAACAAAAGGATCTCCGACTCATTCAGAGCACGGAGGATGTCAATGCGCCCCTTACCTGACTTTGACTTTTTAGAAGTTGCGTCAAGGTAGACAGCTTTAATCTCAATCTGAGATGGCAACCCGTCTTCCGCGGGCAGTACCTCAAAATCGATATCGATTGATAACTGGACGGTGGTCGGAAACATCGCTCTCCTTTCTTTCAGGTTCTTGGGCCTCGGCCCGTGCTTCTTGAATGATCCTGTCAAACTCCGCGTCGATGTACTCGTGCAAGATTTTGCCCATTGCAAGCTCACGGAATTCAGCGATTTCTTTGAGCTTGACGTACTGCTCTAGCCTAATCATCACCGACATCCAAGGCTTGTCCCTGGCTGACGGAGGCACTGCCGTAGTGTTTCGTCGTATGACCAATGTGATCTCCTTTCTCTGATGTGTGAACTGTATCGTATTTCTACAGGTAGTGCAAGCGCCCTGTGTTTTTAGGCAAAAAAAAGCCAGGCCGCGTTAGCGTAACCTGGCAAAACTAGGCTCTAGGCAGCCTAGCGAGGAGTCCTAGCATTATACCGCTTGTCCCCAGGATGGACCAATTTCCACGTCGGCTTTAGACGGGATTTCAAGCTTGACGGCTTGGGCCATGATCCGTGCGGCTTCTTCCGCTTGAGCTTTATCCTTCACGCTAATCGCTACCTCGTCGTGAACCTGCAAGAGAACCCTGAAACCGGCCTTGTGCAGTGCAACCATGGCGGCTTTGGTCTGGTCCGCGGCAGAGCCTTGAATGAGACGGTTCAGGCCTTTGTAGGTTCCGGCACGCTTGATCCGTTGGCCATACTCAATGATTGCTTGCTCACGCGGTAGGGCTTTGTTGACGCCCCACTCGCTAGGCTCCCAGAGTGGGAAACGACACTTACGGCCTAGCAGCGTGCGAATCGAACCGGAGGACGCTGGATGCTCGATGCGCTTCATGACCGCATTGACGGTGCCCTTAAGGAACGGGACATTCTGGTGGAAGTTTTCGATCAGTTCTGACGCTTCTGTGAGCGGCAAGTCCAGCTGGACTGCGAGCTTGTTCTTGCCCATGCCGTACATCAGGCCCAAGCCAATTGTCTTTGCGGACTTGCGGTCGATCTTTGCCATGTCGGCAACCATCTGGTGAAAGTCGGTATTCGGGTTTTCCTTGTAAGCGCGGGCCATGGTCTCTGCACCCGGCAATTCTAGGAGCGTCGCGTAGTGGACCAAGAGCCGTGGTTCTTGGGATGAGAAGTCATTTGCGGCCCACAGTTCGCCTTCTTCCGGCAGGAAAAGGCTGCGTACCATCGGGCCAATGATCTCGTGCCTGGCTGGCACTTGTTGGAGGTTTGGAGAAGCCATAGATAAGCGACCCGTAACGGTTCCGCCATCGTCTGAGCGCATCTGGTTTACGTGTGGATGGATGCGTCCGGTCTTGGCAGAGAACTCAAGATAGGGACGCAGGAACGTGCCGTGAGTCTTGTTCGTCTCTCGCGCTTCTACAATCATTTTGGCAATCGGATGAGGGCAGCTGTCCAAAAATCCTTTTGTAAAACTAGGTGCTCCGTTCTCTGTCTTGCCGTATGGCACGCCCAACTTGTCAAAAGCAACTGCAATGCTCTGCGCAGCCCAGATGTCGATAGATGCTCCTGAGAGCCGCTTAAGCTCCTTAATCAGCTCTTGCTCACGCTTAACCAATTGATCGATTAACTGTTCCGCCTTAGCACGGTCAAAGCGGATGCCCTTATGGGTCATGTCGAGCAACACCGGGAAGACGTCCGTCTCCACATTGAAGATTGACTCTACTTCATCCTTTTTAAGTAGAGGCTTAAAGCATTGCCAAAGCTTAAGTGTGAGCGCAGCGTCTTGCTCGGCATACTCCCCGACATACATCGCAGGCAGCTTCCAGAGTTCCTTCTTAGGATGCACGCCAAAATCACCCGCGGCTTGCTTAAGGTTTGCCTCTGACTTGGCTTCCTGCAAATAGTCAAAGCCCAGGGCGTTGAGTGAAAAGGAAAAACGGTTCTCATCAAGCAACGGCGCGGCGAGCATTGTGTCCAGGATGCGCCCGTTCACCTCGAACCCTGATGCACGCAGCCAGCCCAGGTCATAGGCAGCGTTGTGCATGATCTTATCAGCGTCGGTCTTTAGGACTCCGCGAATCCAATTATCAACAATTCGACGGTCCAGATTCCCGCCACCAGCGTGAGCAATCGGAAAATATCCGGACCAACCATCCACAGCAATAGCGTAGCCAACAATAAACCCGTCATTTCGGGGCCACCCAGGTCCAAATGATTCAAGATTAGGGTCACATGTCTCCAAGTCGATGGCAATCTCTTTAGCCGTCGATAGGTTTGGAAACGACTGCGGTGGAACCCACTCCGTAAGAGCCGGGAACATGGAGATGGTTCTCACAGATGAAAGCCTTTCTGCTGATTTTTCGGTAACACTATGTGTAACTCTTGCTTGGCTCTCGTTATACCGACATACAGTAATCGGTTGATGTCGTCCGAGTTACGTTCGTACTCTTTCGCAAAACGGGTGGACAGATCGGACAACAACAAGACCTTGTCCGCCTCGCCGCCTTTTGCCCCGTGGATCGTGGAGAGTTTGATTGGGATCTTGCCAGTGATCTTCATGCCGCGTCGCAACACGGCGATGATGTAGTCACGCCTTTCTTCTCCGATCTTGGTAAGAGCTTTGTGCCAGATGTCATCGGTCAGCAGCCCATGCTTTTCCTTGAGCATGTCCAGCGTGTAGGACTGCTCCTCACTCGCACCTTTGAGGCCCTTAAATCCATGCTTCACGAAGCTTGAGTCAAGGTACTTATAGACTGCCTTGACGGTAGGGAATGGGATTGCATTACCTCGGCGCAAGGATTCCCATCCGG